TACTAATACATTATAATAGTCTTTAGATTGTTCTTTTATATAATATTTAAAAGTTTTAATTCTATTGTCAAATGTTGTGCCTACAGGTAAAGGACTCATTAAAATTTTAAATTGTTTGCCATTTTCAACACCAGTATTATAAACATCTGCTCCCACACCTCTTACTTGTGCTATTTCTGTTATAAATGTTCCAGTACCATTAGAAATAACTGGAGTGGGCCTTCCGTATTTATCTTCAAACAAAATACCAAATTGGTAAGTTCTGCCCGATTTAATTGATTTTATAGGCTCAGTGGTTCTTTCTTGTGTAGAAATATTAAAAGTAGGAGAGTAAGTTATTGATTTTTTATTAGCATCTTTTGTTATATTTAAACCATCTTTATAATTACCAAATATAATTCTATTTGCAACTATTTCTGAAGCTTTAGCTCTATAAGGAACGTTATCATATTGTCTAAATAATTGATTATCTGGCAGCACATTATAAAAGCTTTCTTTAGTAATACTAATTTCACAATCTCCAGGAACAGACCCGCTTCTAAAGCCAACTAATTCTTGTTTCTTTAAAGTCGTATAAATATATACATTTGTGTTATTAGACTCTTTATAAAGTATATCTACGGATTCAATATTAGTATCTGAACAATCTATTCCATAGAGATCAATGCCCTTTATTGCATTTTTCATTGCATCATTATAACCTTTTTCTATAGTATAGCTACTTCTATCCCCTGCATTATTAATCATATTTTCAGGATAAAAAGCTGTTTCTGTAAAAGGAGACATAACAGAGTACTGCCCATTTTTAAATTTCCATCTATAAGCAAATCTTACAAATTTATCTTCAAACAAAACATCGCCCCTTCTTACTGTTCCAGTAAAATTATCAAAATCTAAAATAGTAGTACCGCCTAATCCTTGTAAAATTTTGCACTTATCAGAGGTAGCGTGCATATAACCTTTAACTTTTTGAACTAAATAAACTTTAGTTAAATCATTACTTGCTAAAACAAATGTTTCTCCATTTTCAATTCCAGAATCTGCTGAAAAATCAATATCTAAAAGATCGCCAAAATTAGCGCCTGTCATATCAACGCGAGCAGTTATATTGGCCCCGTTTACTTGCACAGCTTGGCCGTATGTGTTTGTAATTAACTTAGGTGCAGATTTAGGCTTGTTTTTTATTAAAGTAATATCTTGTTCTACAATGTTTCTATTTGCTAAAAGCAAATCATCATATATAGTAGTGGTGGTGGAAAAATTAACAGACCCTGATTTAAAGAAATTTATATCAATATTTTTTGGCTCAGAATAATCATCTGTCCACATTAAATATCCTTCTATAACATTTATAGCGGTTATTTGTGTGTTTGGGAAAGTTAATATTGTTTTTGTTGCATCAACTATTACAGGAGATATCGTTTCTGTTGCTTCATCATATTCAGCAATTGCATCTACTGATGTCCCGTAAATAAACCAATATATTTTATTATTTTGTGTGTCAACAACACTACCAATACAGGAAGCCCCAGAAATATTAAGAGACCCTATTTGAGCGTTACTTAAAACATTATGTAAGCTACCGGCATCGCCATTTTCAGCAACCCCAACTTGAATGTTTAAAGCGTCTTTGTATTCTCCAGGTGGCAATACTCGCTCATCTGCGTCTTTATTCATTTTCCCTTTAAGGAAATTGTTTTTGATTTCCGGCATTTAATTAGTGTTTTATTTGCTTACTTTTACCACGCATTATTTGAGCCATTTCTAATGACTTCATATTTGAAAGTCTAAGTTTAGCATTTCTCATTGCAGCTCTTCTTTCTCTTTTAAATCTATTAACTATATATTCCGGCATGTTTGCTTTAGAAGCAATTACTGCATGAGATACATATTTATAAATAGCGTCTTCAGCAAGTTTATGTACTTTCATTTCTGAGTCAGTACCTAAACCATCTGATATATATTTTAAAGTAAGAATTTGAGATTGTAAGTTGCTGCTAAAACCAAATTGACCATTAAGCTCATCTATTACAAACAACCCATTAGATTGTGTTGTTTCCGGATTATTACCGTACCGTTGGCCTAAACCACTTACAGATAAAGAATTATCTAAATCATCAAATAAACCAGTGGTGTCTGTATTTTCAATTCCTTTAAATCTTTGTGCTGCTATTGATGTACCAGTAAGTAAACTATCATCATTATCATACAAATAATTTGCATCGCTATCTTGTAGAATAGATTGAGAGGGTCTTGATGTATTTGTTGATGGATACAATATTCTTTCAATGCCATTTGTATCAACCCAAGATAATTGTACGTAATTTACGTAGTCTTGAGGAAATGGTACTGTTAAAGTAGCCCCAACTTCAATTTCTTGTATTTTTTCAACCCTTGAAATATCGTAACTAAATTCTTGTATTGCTCTTTTAACATGGAATATAACATCAAGCGTTTTTGCTGTATTTATTATTTTATCATCACCAACATATGATACCATAAAATTGCTCACAATATCATTTAAAGAAATATATCTGTAACTACCGTGTTTCTGGTTTTTTAAAACAACTTTTACTTCTGCATTTGCTGCGGGCGGAGTGGAGGGAGAGAAATTAATAATTCCTGTTCCACTGCTATAAGTATAGTTGCTATCATCAATTTCATTTCCATTGATAAATACTATAAAAGAATTTATATCTAAAGGTAATGGATCTAATGTTAAAGTAAAAGTTGATAAACTACCAGTACCTAAAAACTTTTCTGTTAAAGTATAATATTGTCTTGCTGTTTGTGTTATTAGTCCCATATATTATGACTTTTCTTGAGTTATTTTTTTGTTTTCTTTTCCATCCGCTACTTGAACAACAGCAGCATCTTTTATATTTAAACCAGCATAAGCAAGTATTTTTAAAACTAAAGTTGCTTCTTCAGATTCGTGCAATTCAAAATTTACAGAAGTACTAGCGTTGTATAAAGCATTTCCTGAAACACTAGTATAGCCCCAGTTTGCTGTGCCCGGCTTTTTAATATATGTGCATAAAACATTATCTATTATAGTGTCTGGATATATTTTTATAGACCAATCTCCACTACTGTTTGCTGAATTTTGTATGTATACAGGGGAAGTTATTGTTGGCTGTGTTAGCTTAGACATTTGATAATCAAGCAGTTGCTTTCTGTCTACTTGCTCAACTTCGGTGCCATTGTAAATGACAGTTCCCAACTTGTGAAGATTGCTGGGAAAATTAAAATGATCTGTTGAATATGTCAAATTTTGCTCTGTTTTAAACTTGCTTAATTTTTCATCAACAATTTTATATAAATTAGCATATTCAGTATTATTATCTTGTTGTCTCATATACTGATTGAGATCAAAAAAATACTGTTCAAATATTTCTAATTGTGATTGATTTGCAAATAAATTAAACTCTTGAGGTGTAATGTATCCTCTATTTTCTTTATTAACAATTGATAATACTCTTTGGTAAACCGTATCTATGCTAATCATATTTGTTTTTATTATTTATAGTAATTAAACCACCTTTAAGGTGGCCTAACCACTATAAAAGGTAACTATTTAAGTTTCTTTTCTACTGCTTTATATACTTCAATTCCTTCATCTGTTTTAAACCAAGCAGCTAAAGCTGAGTATGGGTTTTCATCAAAAGGTACAGTCATTAATTTTCTATCATTACTACCAAATTTAAAAGTACGTTGATCATCTGATAATTTAATGATACCCGCTTCGGTAGCTTTTAGTCCAACATTTCTAACTTGAACATTTTCATCATTAGCCAGTTCTATGAACAATAAAGGATCTGATTTAGCAAATACTAATAAATCTCTTTTAAGCTCCTTAGAAGTCATGCTAGACACCGCAGATCCAGCATTAATACGAACAATTGCTTCTGCCTGGTCAATATCCATATCCTTAGCCATCATTAACGCTTCTAATTCGTATTCAATAATTTCTAATTCATCACCAGCCTCTACATTAGGGTCAAACTCTTTGTATACTTTATCCCTAGAGGGGTGATATAATGAAAGTAATTTCTGTAATGTTTGTTTATTTTTAGGTACAGTTAAAACACCGTCTTCAAACACAATATGTGCTAATCTTGCATTTCCTACAAATTCATCAACAAATGGTGATTTTTGATTAACCGTATATTTCAATTCTCTTTCGTAACCTTTTTCTTCATCATACCAAAAAATATTTTTTGATTTAATAGTAAAAGTTAATGGAGATAAATTTTTTTTAAGAAGGTATGTTCTATCTTTTACCTCCCAAGTATTAGTTTTTTTAGTCATGATATAATAATATTAAATAAATAAAAACAAGTAAATACCCCCACTAATAATAGCAGGGGTGTAATTTACTCAATTAATTATGCAAAGTTTCCAAACAATACGAAGTTATTCGCAGCTTGAGTTACTAAACATCTTTCAGATAAATAGTGCACTTCCATCTTGTCAACACCAGAAGTTGAAGCTCCTCCAACAGATCCAGTGATCCAAGATTTCATTTTTCTATCATCAGCTTCAGAAGCACGGTAACGTACATGCAAGAAAGGACGCTTAAGGTTTTTACCAAGAATTTGGTCGTAAACAGTAGACGTTCCTGCAGGTACTAAAATACCAGTAACATCAGAAGCAATTTCTCCACGTGTAGCAGCATCATTTAAGTATTTCCAGTCAGTTTTGTAGAAGTCATAAGAACCTCTGCGGAAACCACTAAATCCTAAATTGATAGCCATATCCTCACTGTTGTTGAATACTCCGTAAGAAGTTCCACCAGCACCGTAAGAATTTTGTGCAGCTAACATGTCATCAATATTTAAAGAAAGATCACGATTCAAGAAAAGAACATTTTCTTCAATAGCTCCTTGCTTATCAAGCTTCTTTAACATATTGTCAAAATCTGCTAAATCATCCGAAGCAGAAGAACCATCTAGTCCATCTTCATGAATATGACCTCTGCTTGTAACAGCAGCAAATAAACCTTCAGATCCTGCAATTGTAGAAGTAGAAGTATTAATATTCTTCTCAGCTTCAACTAGTGCCATTTCTGTATAGTCTTCAAAACGTGAACGAGTTTCTCCTTCAGCTTTGATATACCATAAGTATCCAGATTCTCCAGATTCTCCAGTAACTTCAACCCATCCAATTTGAGAAGCATCAGATCCAGAGATTTCATACTTATCTTTTAAGATAATAGGGTTGTTAGTGTAAGATTGGAAACTTGGCGTTACCGCTTCGTTCATTGAATCAGTACCTTTTGCAAATTCAGAACCGTATACAAATAATTTGATTGCTGAAGCAGTTGTTGCAATTCCAGCAGCAACACATCCAGTATCACTTGTATAACAGTTAACTTTAATAGAGTTCGCATCAGGAACTTGAGATACATAAGCCTTTACTGTATCAGTACCATCAGAGATAACAACTGTTTGACCAACACGAATTGCATGACCAGTAAGTCCTGTAATAGTATTAGCTTTAGCTGTATCAGCTCCCATAGTCCCACCTGAATAAGAAAGGTGTAGTCTTCCTTGTTCTGACCAAATAACTTGATCTGAACTCATAGGCATTTCAGCGCCTACCATTTTCAAAAATCCACCTACTGTTCTGTCACCGAATTTTTCAACTTCAGCTTCATATAGATCTGGTAAATATTGTTGTGCCCATCCTGCAGTACCTGCAGCGGTAAAATCAACGTAGTTAGTTGATAATGTTTGTTTTACTGGAGCTGGAGTTATAGTTCCGCCCCCTAGAGTAATAGCCATTTTAAATTTGTTTTAAGTTATTTTTTTATTTTTATTCTTAATTTAGAACTATCATTCCCACTAATTGCTCTTACTTTTACTCCACCCGCATCAACAAAACCATTAGCACTTTTTCGAGGATCCATATTAATATTTTTGGATTCCGCTTCTAATTGTTTAATAGCATCTGCTTTGCCTTGTTCGTAAAAGTGACTTGCAATTTTGTCAGAATTTTTAGCAGCAAATAAAGCTTTATGATAAGAAGAAGGATCTGAAAGCATACCTTTATCATCTAAGTAACTACCTAGAAATTCAGTAATATTGCTTTGTACATTCTTCACTTGACCAACATCATTTACTTTAAACCTATATTTATTATCTCCAACTTTAAAATCAAAACCTTTGAAATCTTCGTTAAAGAAACTATTAGTTTTTTCGGTAAATGTATTTGCTTTAACCTGTTGCTCGGCAGTTAGTTTCGACTGCTCCTCTTTGTAAGCATTGTAAAATTCAATTGCTTCTTGTTGTTCTGGAGCTAACTTAGAACTCAACTTGACTTCTTCGTAATATTCACTCTTTAAACCTTCAAGAAAACCTTTGGCTTTCACAAGCTCTTCTTTATAAGCTAATTTCTTACGTCTAATATCTCGATCATCATCAATCTCTTCGTCATAAGAAAAATTATCTTCAATTAAAAAATCAATTTCATCATTATCTAAATGAGATTTTGATTGTTTATAGTACTCTTTTAACAATGTATCTTCATCCACAGTTGAGTAATCCGCATTTAACCTTACGTAGTCTTCAAGGCTACCCCCGGTTTCTTGCATAAATTCAACTACCTTCTGTATATTCTCAGGTAATTCAATTTTATTATCTACAGCTTCTTGAGCCGGAGCCTCTTCAGCTTTTGTTTCTGTAATGTTTTCAACTTGTGTTTCTGTAGTATCTTCTTCTACTAATTCTAATACTACTTCTTCTTTTTCTTCTTTGGAAGGTTCTTCGGTACTCCGTACTTCTTCTTCCACTTTTTCGCTAGATTCGGATTCGTTGCGAACAGGAATCTCATCTGTGCTTTGCTCTGGAATGGCATCTTCTTGTTTTTCAGGTGGTTTTGATAAATCAACTTTATAAGTTGTATTTTCCGAGTCTGTATTAACTCCTGCATTTTGAAGTACTGTTTCTTCTTTCTCCGCAGTACTAGGCGTTTCGCCTTCTACTAAATTAACTTTGTAGTCTTCCATAATAAAATAATATATAATAATTTAAAAAAGTGTTCTATCTGGGGCTAAATTGCTCTAACCCAAATCCCCCTAATGTATCAAAACTAGATGATTCAAAATCTTTTGGGGGTTTATTGTTTTTTCTTTGATCAATCAACTCAGATTGTTGAGAGGCTTGGATTTTAGTTCTTTTATCCTTGCGATCTTCTTTATACTCTTCTTTATTGTTAATCACTTGTAAATCTAGTTCTTTAAGCTGCCTGCTTAGTTCAAACTCATACGTCATAAGTTCTTTTTTATATTGAACTTCATACCCCATTTTTTGAACTTCTAGCTCGTGTTCAGCATTTTTAACTTGTAGTTTTGTTTGAGATAAAGCTTGCTGTTTTTGTACATCAGCTTGTGCAGCAGCCTGAGCCGCTTGTGCATTAGATTGAGATTGTAATGCAATATTTTCTTTTTGCATTTCCCTATCTTGATTCATTTTCTTTTTTCTTCTAAGCTTTAATAGCTCATTAGCTAACTTTAAGTTTTTAACATTTCTAATATCAATAGCATCCTCTAAAAATATTTGATCACGTGATAAAGCCATTTGAATGTTATTTTCTAATAATTGCTTTTCTTCATCATCAGGTGATAAATCTAAAAATATTCCAAAGTCATGTAAGTGTAATTCTTTTAAATCGTCTAAAACACCTACATTATATTTACCTATACTTTGAATAAAATTATTTCTAGTACTAGAATATTCCAATACATCAGATATTCTTAATGCAACTGCTTCCGCTGTTTTCAACGTTAAATATAAACCAGCTTGTAGTATGTGTCTTGTAGCTGTATTTGAATTAGCAGCAGCTAACTTCTGTAAACCAACTAGTGCATTAGAATCGGGTTTGCTACCATCCCTAGCTTCATTTAGACCCGTTACATCACGAATCATTTGCAGATAATAATTATAAGAGTTTATTAAGCTAGATATTTTAGCATTGGCACCCGAAGTTTGCAGTTCTTGAATAGGTACTCTACCATTATTAAACTCGCCATCTTGGTTCATAGATCTACCAATTACTGAACCCGTTTGAAAATACATATTTAATGCTTCCTGCGGATTGTAATTAGTACCATTGCCTAAATCTATTTCAGCAATACCATCTGCATCTAAAAATACACCATCTGGCACCATTCTTGACAACACTTGTTGTAATTTTAAATGAGTTAATTGAATCATATCAGCAAACGTAGTCATACGTCCTACTAAAGATTCAATAGCTCCTTTGTAAATTCTAGGTGCTACAATATTATAACTAAACTGTGCTTTTGTAGTATCAGTTTTTGGCCTTGTCATATTTTCAGCCAATTGCCATTTTAAAAGTTTGTTGTGTCCAATAACTTTAGCGCCTTCGTATATAACCTCTATTGATCTTGAAACTTTCTTAAACCTAGCTTTGTTGTCCTTAGGTGGGTCAAAAGTATCATCTTTTTTGATCACTTTACTTCCGCCAGTACTAGTATCTTTTATTTTATATACTTGATTATTAAAAGTTTTATACTCGAAATACAAAACATATACATAAGAACTATCAGAAGAGTCTTGAGCATTGTGTGACCTATTATATAAAATGCCATTAGCTCCTTTATCTTCTATTTCTTTTATATCTTCAGTAGTTAAATCTGGATATTGCTTTTTTAAATCAACAATAGAAACTCTACGCACCTCACCAACATAATATATATCGTCAAAATAAGGTGATTCGGTATAAGAATAAACAAGATCAGAAGGATCTACATAATCTATTTTAATCCCTTCAGCAGTGTTAAAACTGTTTTTACACGAAGACATACCAATGGTTACAGCATCATAATTTAATCTTCTTTGTAAAAGATCGTATTTATTGTGGTCAAGAACATTGTTTATAGCTTCTTCTTCGGCAATCTCAATAGACTGCTTGTATTCAAGCTGCATGTGTAACTCTAATTCTTCTTCTGTTTCAGGAAGCTTTTCTTTATCATTCTCATACACATCAATACCTAACTGTGCTTGAATTTGATCAGATATCTCTCTTGTTTGCATATCCTTCAACATGGATTCTACATAGCTACTTCTTTTCTTTATAGAAGCTGGATCCTGAGAATATGCTTTAATATCATAAGCTCTTTCAGACATACCATTAACTACAATATCAACAAACTTTGGTATAATTGGAACAGGCTTCCAATCTAAATTAAGATAAGACAAATCACCATTAATAGATAATTCATCTTTATATTTTTGAATAGACTGTTCGCCTCTTGCGTATAGTCTTAATCTGTGAAAATTATCTCTACTTGCAAAGTAACGCATTGTCCCAGAGTCTCTCTTGAACCATTCGCTTTCAATTGCCCGCGCTATTTCTAAACCATATGCATTTGCTTTTTTTTCAGAATCTGAAACCGCTTGGCTCGGAAATATACCTTTTGTTTGAGTTTTTAACATTTATTTTATTATTTTTGAAGCATTACCCTGGTTGTTGTATTTTTTAAAACCAAAATCTAATACTTTTTTTGTAGTATTTGCTTTAGGTTGATATGAATGTTTATTACAAGCTATAATAGCTAGTCCTGAACTAATAGAGGCATCAAATTTAGTTCTATTATTAATATTAAATTTAGACCAATCATTCAACGTATTATTGAAATATATATTCCCGTAATCACCGTTTTCTTGCAAGCCAACATAATTTTCTATATAAGTTTCAATTGCAGCTGCGTGCACTTGCTTTAT